CAGCATTCTCCAAGTCAGCTATGTAAAGCAGATTGTGAGTCTTGAGTAACTCTATCTGCTGATGCATAATGAAGGAGAGGTAAGCTACGTCTAACGCTGCATACTGGAGTAGTGGTGATGATAGTGTACAACCAATGGTGAAGGATTGCTGATGTGATTTATTGAGGTCTACAGAGCAATAGCGTTGTACTACGTTTTTGAGGCCGTTACGGGATTGAGTACCTGCGGTGAGGATTTGCTCACAGATGTAGGTATCATAGACTTGCTTGACGTTGAGTCCATAGCGTTTGAGGAACTTGAGGTCAAATTTGAGGTTATGACCTACGAGTGTTTTGGCATTGCTGAGTAGCTGTACTATGGCATCGATACGTCTTGTATCGTTGTCTACTATGAAGATGTATTGGTCTTCTTCGTTATGTGCTACTTGTACGGTGACTATAGAGTCGGAGATGAAGTTTAGTCCTGTAGTTTCTATGTCTACGTACAGGGTAGCTGCTGTGGTGAGTACGCTATGGGCTTCTTGGAACGATATAGGCTGGAATTGAGTGGGGTCTGGGGTTTCTGTTCTTCCTATAATGTAAATCATAGCGTAATTTTTATAGGGTAAAGTTAGGGGAGACATACGTTTATGTCCCCCCTAACCTATCAACCCTATCCGGTTAGATTACACGGATAGCACGACGCTCTTTGATACCACCTGTCGGGATGGGATGCAATTGATCTGCGAGCGTATGTCCAGACTTCTCGAACGATGCGTTGATTGCTCGTTCGAACTCAGTAGCGTTACTAGGATTTCCTGCGACGAATACAGTAGCATACTCACGGGTGACACCACCCAAGTCGTATGGAGCTACTTGGCGGCGGACGATTGCACCCTGCACGACCATGCCGGGTTTAGCGTTCCACATCCAGTCAGGAATTGCGCTAGCATCGGATTCCTCAAACAGATAAGGAACCTTGTAACCGATAGCACGGACAGTTGTAGCAGGAGCCAGTACAGCAGATACTTCGCCAGTTTCTGGGTCAACGTATTGAGCGTTATCCATAGACTGGAGAGTTACACGCTTGTACTCACGGGCGTTGCGGTCGAAAGCGATTTCAGTTGCAATTACTTTTACGTAGTTCATGGCTAAAAAGATTTGTTTGTAAATTAGAGGGATTATTTATTCTATTACTGATATGGCACGTAACGGACTCGCTGGTAAAGGGTTCTCTTATAAGAAAAGAGGTATGACTCAACGGAGTATTGAACGTAAGCGGGCGTATGATGCACAGTATCAGAAGCAAGAATCGGCCGTGAAGAAACGGGTAGCTATGAATAAGGCTAACCGTCAAGCTGGTACCTATGGCAATGGTGATGGATTAGATGCCTCACATACCAAGGGAGGAAAGATTACGATGGAGCGTGCGTCAAGTAACCGCGCACGTAATGGAATGAAGAAGGGAAAAGCTACGCGGGCGAAGCGATCGGGAACGAAGCGATAGGCCCATTACGCTTGCATAGATGGATGAACTCACGGATGGTGAGGCTACGCTCTAGGCAAGTGAAATTGATTGTAGTAGTATCCCCGTTTTGTACAAGGGTGACATAGAATGGAAACCCTTGTTCTTGTGGCATAAACAGAAACGCATCTGCCTCTGTAAGTTGCTCATCAATTTCATCTGCGGATTGCCCTTGGTAACTGATGATGGCTTTGGAATCATCCATTGGGTTTCTGTTTTAGATGTGATATATAAAATCCTTCTGCTGAGTATATCTCTACAGGGTCTCTATCAAAGAGATTGTTGTAGGCACATACCATTACATCGTATCCAGCTGTTAGATAATCCAACAGCGATGCAGACACATCATTTGCTGTACCTCCGAAGTAACAGTACTCGGTGTACTGGTCTTCAATGGTGTAGATCATAAGATGGAGTAGTCTGATTGTGGGATAGGAATCTTACTAATTACTGCTCTCTCCATAATCTTTTCCACTTGAATCTCTTTGTTGTTGGCACCGTCAAGAGGTTCGTATCGGAAGAACTCGTCACCTGAAATCTCTACTTCGACGGTGACTACATCCTTGTGATAACGCAATGAATAGTCTGTATTCATCGCCTCGTCATAGCAATCGTTGAAGCCTGTGTCGTATGCAGTTTCAAGCAGCGCAATAACTTCTTTTTCAGTGAAGGTGTTGTTACTTGTTGGAATCTCGACCTTGTCAATGTCTTCTTTCAATGATTCGAGAGAAGATTTTAAGTTGTCGAGTTCCTCTTGGAGTTGTTGTAAACGTGATTCTGTTGTAGACATGGTAAATAGGATTAGAGGTCGTTGTGTTCAGCCATTGAATAGTAGGCATCTTCAGTGAAGATGACATGGTCTAACAGTTTGATGTCGAAGAGCTTGAGACTTTCGGTAACGTTGTGTGTTAGTTTGCGGTCTTGATCAGATGGTTTTGTAGTACCGCTTGGATGATTATGTACGAGGATACAGGCTGTAGCATTCTGAAGGATGAGGAACTGGGCGAGTATACGTAGGTCACATACTGTAGATGTGATTGAACCGCTTGAGATTTGATAGGTAGATACCATACGATTGGCTTGATTAAGAGCAATCGCATACATCTCCTCTCTATGGTTGGTTCCGTGTTTGTACAGTCGCTTTTTAGCTTCCCATACATCTTCAGCTTTGCGGAAGTATACGTCCGGCAATTGTCTCTTGCTGATTACGATACGCGCACGATTCATTGTGGTTGTTCTGTAGGTGGGTCGAGCCACTCATCTTCACTAAGGTCACGCCAGTCAGTATAGCAATAGAGTTGTGCATCGTATGCCATCTCCAGCAATAGCTCTTCACCTTCAGGAGCAGTAGCCACAATACCATACACCCGTCTGATAAGCTCAAGCAAAGCCTGTACGTTGGCTGCGTAGTACATATCAGATACTAGATAGCCCTCGTACATAGGTGTACCTGTAACGGTACAGTAGCGTGGTGCTGAGTCCATTATTAATTATATTTGATTATGAAAATGGTGAAACGTAAAGACGGGTCTATGTCGCCACGTGGATTGTGGGATAATATCCGTGCAAATAAGGGTTCAGGTAAGAAGCCTACGAAGGCTATGCTGAAAGCTGAAGCCAAGATCAAGCGTAAAACCAAGAAGAAATAAAAGAGGGAGCCGAAGCCCCCTCATTTATGTATAGGATTTCTATACAGCTTAACTCGTATTACCCTAGGACTATCCCTTTAATCGTATCCAAATATAAGGACACGATACAGTAATACAATAAGCATATAGAAACTTGGTATCACATTATGTGATTACATCCCGGTATCGTAGGATTCCTGCTTGAATACTTCTCGTGATTCGTACACCCAGCCATGGGTTTTCCAGTAGTTGGTCTGTACGTGGATTCTGGCAAGTTCCTTAGCGCGTGGCAATGACGAGGCATAGAAGGCATGACGCTTCTTAAGTCCTTCGTTGATTGCTACGCATTTGTACGTCTTGGTAGACGGGTTCTCACGATTGGACGGCGTAGACATAATGCTCTTGATTACGCTCGTGTGCCAGTATCCCAGAAGGAGTAATGAACTGCTGCCCGTTACGGGTGTAGATGTAGGCGTGAACTGTTTCGTCCATCATGAAAAGGAGTTGATGTAGAGAATGGTTACTGCGACGGAATAGACTACAAAGAATGCTCCGACGATAGCAAGTACAGTAGCAAGTTTACCCATCTGATGGATAACCTTCTCTAGTTGGTTAGAGATTTCGATGATGTTGAATCCTGCAGAGACGTTAGCTCTGTGCTCAAGATCCTCGTCGTCGTATGTATTAGCCTTTTTGAATTTCTCCATCGCATAGTTCTGGAGAAGTTTCTGCGCTACGGCAGCTGTGTCGAAGTATTCTTTCATAGGTTACTGGATGATAAAGTCCTCTTGAGATTTAGGCATACGGCAAAGATTGCGGAATGCCTCAAGATCTTGCGAAGCTACTTCACGGAGTTTGTGGATGTATTTCTCAAGGTCGGAGGTGCGGGCGTTAAGATACTCCAAGCTATCCAAGGTCCGAAAGGTAAACTTGGCGAAGTTGGCATCGATTGTCTTGTAGCCATTGTTTACGTTGGTAGCTGTAGAGTAATCCATATAGTCTATGAAGTTACGTCCGTACTGAATCGCGAAGTAGTCAGAGGTATAGTATACCCGCACAAAGAGAGCATCCGGTAGAGGAGCACTACCACCTGTACCAAAGTGATCGGCGCCGTTACTCAAGGTGAGGAACGTAGGGAGAGTACCTTGGTCTCCTTTGTAGATGGTAGAGACAGCAGACAGCGCATACTGTGCGGTGTTGTGTACGTTGTCTCGGAAGGTGTTGAAGTCCATAGTTGTGAAGAGATAAAGTTAATAAAAATAAGAGAGGAGGTATTACCCTCCTCTCTCGCATATAATCACCATTTGACGCAGGTACCTGGTCGACGGCCCCAGTCGCCATGGACTCGACGCTGGTAGGCATTGAACGTACGGTCTCCACGCTTACGGAGTTCCCACGTATGGTTCTTCCATGAGTGGTAGCTACCCGAGTAGGCAGGACGCATCCAGCTACCCATACGACGCTTAACAGGACCTTCGGCTTGTGCGTTGATAGAGAAGGCAGCAAGCAAGAGAGAGAGGAACAAGAAGTTTTTCATAGCACTTATTTGTTTAAGATGGAATCAAAGAGAGAGTCGGAAATGGACAAAGAAGTTCTTATCGGTATACCCACAGGATACAGCACGATAGTTTGGGAACAGGAAAAGGGCGTGACGGATGATGTCTCCACCAGAGTGTGCAACATTGATCTCACCAGGCCGCCCTTCATACAAGCGGTAAAGCTCAACACTTACGTCATCTACCATGACAGGAGGAGGACCTTCTATACGTTCAGAAGGACAGAAGAACATCTCCCCTATAAGGATATTGTAAGATCCGTAGATATAAGGAGAGTCAGCGTAAGAGGTATTTACGTTGTAGTTCTCTACGTGGTATTTAGTACTCATCGTAAATCTCAAAGTATTGGTAAGAAGGAACACGGTATACGATAGTCTTGTCTGAAGCAAAAGATCTAGACTCTTCAAGGAGGTCTTGAATCTCTTGGTTTACTGCAGAGATAGTCATACGTGTATTGAGGTCGGGTAGTAGGTGGTTGTCATCAAGGAGTTCTTGCAAGATGTCGTTTAGAGCAGTCATCTTAACTATAGAGAGTAGAGAAGAAGATAGAAGAGAAGAGAGAGATACTATAGGTAGAGAGAATAGAATAGAATAGAAGGACTAATACAGGAGTGATGAGTATAGAGTACTACAGAGCTGATGATATGATAGTGTACAAAAGAACGTAGAGACTAGGTTACCCTAGCTCTACGTCAATTAAGATAAGATAGATCTACGTACACTACGATGCATTAAGTAGCGTAGGATAGATAAGCACACGATCGCATTAGCGAAGTGTACAAGGAAGATGGTCGAGTCAGTCATAGGATTAGCCGTTGGTGTGGTGTTCTACGAATGCTACGATAACAGAGCCAATTACAACGTATGCAAGAAGCACTGCAAAAAATACCAGATTGTAGGTGTCCATTGTAGGAATGTTAGACGATTATTGGAATACACGTAGGTTTTACGTGTACAGATTGCAGGAGATGGAGAACACAATGTCTAATACGCGATCTATAAAAGCGTATAACATTGCACACTTGTAAACACTTGGTTTTGTAATAGTGGCGTACACCCTACAAGAGGATGCACGCCACCATTAACATACTCACAATCAAGCAGGTACGAGGGTGTTCCAGTATTTCACGTTACCGTTTTGGTCTGTGACAGGAACTTCTTTCGCACCTTCTTTGCGAACGACTGGCTTAGGTTTGCCATCGTTTCCGAGGGTTTGGGTAAGCTTAACGTTTTCGATCAAGATACCCTGCTCGTTACCAAAGGTTCCGAGGTTATCGTACCCGCTAGTTGCGAAGGTTTGGCTCACGTTCAATCCGAGCAACCGCGTCTGAATTACGGGCATCGTAATCCATTGCGGAGACTGCCCGAAAGCGTGTACCTGTGCAACGAGGGAACCTGATTCGGTGATGCGCATCGGCACCAGTACAAGGGAAGAGGTGTTCATAGGACAAGTGTTTACACAGGTTGCGAAGTTGCAACGCTGCCAATGCCGAGGAGTCGTTCTTGGGGAAGTACGCGTTTCCAAAGTCAGAAGAGATGTATTACAATGGGGGGTATTCGAAGAGGAGTGCCATGGGGGGGAGGTGTATATAGGGTGCTACCCATAAGTCTCCATATAGTCTCCATATAGTATCTAGCGTCGGTAAAGTGTCGGTATAGTATTATACCTTTGGTTTATGGGATACTATGATAATACGGAGATTAGGGAAAAGATTGACTCTTTGTTGAGGGTTAATGCAGCTATCCAAGCGAGTGTAGGTACTAAGTCCAAGCATGACGTAGGTGGCTATAAGCAGGCGAGGGATATTTGGATTCAGCTGTTGTATGAGATACGGGTTTTGGATGAGGAGTACTACAAGCTACTTACGACCCCGGAGGAGCAGAGAGCTGTAGAGAGGTTAGGTATTGTTCTACCGGGTGTTATATAGGTATATTTGGACATTTAATTTAAATTGCTATGGAAGTATTACAGCCAGGTGTAGAATATAAGCTGCACAATTTTAAGTCTGAGACTGAGGGGCAGCTGATTCGTTTTACGGAGAAGACTGCTACTGGATATAACGGGGGGACTACGAATGAGGAGGTAATTACGATGTTGATTGATAGGATGTATGAGTTACAGAAGAAGAACTTCTCTGTAGAGAATCAGTGTATTATTATATTGTTGAAGAATATTCGAGTGTTATTGAAGAAGAGGTTAAATAAGAAGATTGACAGAGTTAGCAAATACGAGGAGAGCAATGGAACTAGCCATACATACGACCAGTAAGAGTTACTTACGGTATTACTTGGAGTTGTTGAATGGGATATTGAAATTGACTCCTCGGGAGTTGGATGCTTTGTTGTTGTTTATAGAGTTTGACAAGGTTATTGCTTGTAGTAGGGACGCTAGGGTATATGTAGCTTCCCAGATGAACTTCAAGACGGTGACTGTAGTAAACAATTATGTAAAGAATTTGAAAGACAAGGGGGTTATTGTATATGACTCTGATAAGGGGGGATATACATACAATGCTATACTTACTCCACCTGACCCTTCCGATGGAATCAAATTCAAGTTTGTTATCGAATGAGGGTAATTTCTACTTGGTATATGAGTTTGATGACTTTCAGGCTCTATTTGATTTTGAATATGCAGCGGTGGATAGACTCTTGGAGATGGGTTATTGGGTTGACACTGCTATACACATTGGGGAATACACGTATATATTGAGTTTTATATTTAATGCCAAGGAACAACCCGATTAAGAATAGGATGGCTCGTGAGATAGCCAAGGATATTGGAGCTGACCCCAAGGAGGTTCTTAATATTATTGAGTCTCAGTTTGAGCATCTGAAGTATAGTATGGAGAGGGGAGAGCTATCTACGGTACGTCTACCCTATCTCGGAAAGTTTTATGTTAAACCTGCACGTATATCGCAATTAGTAAATGGGCTTATTCAAAGAGGAGAATTTTCGGGTAGTAGTGGATCCGCAGATACTGCTGATTCCTGAGTTTAAGGCTGTCTATAGGAAGGACAAGTCTAGGGAGAAGATTTACTGTGTAAAGGAGTTTGCGTTTATCTACTTCATCTACGACCACCGTAGTCCTTATGCTATATATCCTGTAGAGGAGAGAGAGGTAAGGGTAAAGAAGGATTTGAAGCTGGATGACTGGGAGGTAGATGACGTGGTCAAGAAGGCGATTGACCGGTATCTGGAGATGAGTTCTACTCCTGCAGTACGGACTCTGACCTCGATACGGGATGGTCTTATTACTTCCAGCAAACTTATAGATACGCTACGGGTACGTATTGACGAGGCACTCAACGGGGGGGATATAGATGATATAGAGCCTGTGGTAAGGAGTGTGCAGCGTATGCTAGAGATTGCAGAGAAGCTTCCCAAAGCAATTGAGAATATCTCCGCCCTAGAAGAGAAGATTAAGAGGGAGGAAACTACCGACACCAAGATTCGTGGGGGAGGTAAGAAAGGACAATTTGAAGATTGATGCTTACCAATACACAAGAGTTCCGTAGAGAGGCTTTACACTTTGTGAAGCACGGATTCTATTGCCCAGACCCTCCAGGATCTGCAGCATATTTTGAGTATTGGTCCACTCAGCTCGACCGCTGTGTCAATGGGTATGAGGTGGGTGGGGTACGTATCACAGGTCACCACTACTTCTATCTCAACTTCACACGTATCAAGCTTACAGAGGACGCACGTAAAGCGCAGAGCAAGGTGCTTACGTTCCCTTCCTTCTGGGATGGGGACTATGAGTTCTTCTGGCTACTCGACATCGCTCGCAATGGAATTACGAAAGAGGGGTATAAGAAATTGGGCCTTTCGACCACGGTCTCTCTTGAGAATCTAAACGGAGGTAAGCATCTAATCGTAGGTAAGGCGAGAAGAAAGGGATTCTCCTACAAGAACGCATCCCTTGTAACCAATACCTTCAATACCGTACGTAATAGCTACTCTCTGCTGTGTGCGTTTGATAAGAAGTACCTATACCCTAAGGGTATTATGGCGATGGTTACAGACAATATGAACTTCCTGAACGAACATACGGGATGGACTAAGAGACGCCAGCTCGTAGACAAGCAGAACCACAGGAAAGCTAGCTACCTAGAGTATATGGGAGGGCAACCTGTAGAGAAGGGATACAAGAGCGAAGTAGAAGCTCTGACCTTCTTGGACAATCCCGATGCGGCGAGAGGTAAAGACGCAAACATCGTCATCTTTGAGGAGTGTGGGGTATTTGACAACCTGAAGGCTTCTTACCTAGCTACTCAGCCGTGTGTAGAAGACGGTGAGGTAGTGACGGGGCAGATTGTTCTCTTCGGTACGGGTGGGGATATGACTGGAGGTACGATTGACTTTGAGAGTATGTTCTATAATCCCGAAGCGTACAACCTGCTTCCTATCCAGAACATCTGGGACGAGGGAGCAGATCACCAGAACTGCGGATTCTTCTTCCCTTGTTTCAAGAATAAGGTAGGGTATATGGACTCTGATGGTAACTCCTTGATTGACAAGGCAGTACAGTCAGAGAATGCTATCCGAGACCAGAAGAAGCGCGACTCGAAGGATGCTGGCGTAGTAGATAAGTACATTACGGAGTATCCTTTCAATCCCAAAGAGGCATTCTTACAGCATAGCAGCAATATGTTCCCGTCTGCTATGCTTATGGACTGGCGTGCGGAGATTATGCGCTCTGGTGCATACTCCAATATCGCTACAGCAGGTAGGCTTGTAGAGGGTAAGGAAGGTATCAAGTTCAGACCAGACGATTCTGTACGTCCAGTTACCAAATTCCCTCACCAACGGGGCGACGATGTGACTGGTGCTATCGTTATCTACCAAGCACCCTACAAGGATGGAGACGTTATACCTGACGACCTCTATATAGTTGCCCATGACCCCTATGCACAGGATGGTTATGGCTCGTCTTTAGGGGCAGCATATGTCATAAAACGTGTTAATCCCTATAGCAAACCCGACGATATGATTGTCGCTTCGTATATAGGTAGACCAGAAGCGCAGGATGAGTACAATTATAACTTATTTTTGTTAGCGCAATATTATAATGCCCGTATAGGATTTGAAAATGACCGAGGCGAAGTCATACCATATGCAAAACGCCATCGGATGTTACAACATCTTATGCCGGAAGTAGAAATCTTTGATAAGACCGACAACGTGCGTATCCGTAAACTAGGCCGTAGCTACGGTATGAGTATGGGTAGTAAAGAGCGTAAGGGTCAGGCAGAGATTTACTTGCGTGATTGGTTAAAGACACCAAGGGGCATTTCAGAAAATGGAGATAAGAAGTATAATCTCCACTATATCTATGACTTAGCCCTGTTGGATGAGCTTATCAAGTACAACAGGTCTGGTAACTTTGACCGAGTATCTGCTATGATGGTGGGTATGTTCCATTTAAAGGAACTATATAACCGTACTATCTCAGTAGAACAGTCTAAAGAATCCAATAGTTTCTTCGATCGTACCTTCTTTACCTGACTATACATATGTTTCAAGTACCTAAACAAAAAATCCCCCGGTCTAAGAAGACTAAGGAATGGGGAAAGGAATGTATCAAAGCGTTTATCAATCGTAGTTCATTCAGCACGTCTACCAAGCACGTGCTGCAGACCTATTACGAGGCCTATAACGGCAATCTAAAGGAGTCTGACTACAACTATGTCGTCAACCCCTACAATAGCGAATCCTGGGCTAAGAAGAACTTCCCTGCACGTCTGCGTAACTACAACATCATTAAGCCTGTAGTAGACTTGCTGCTTGGAGAGAAGGCACGCCGACCCGTAGCATACCAAGTAGTAGTACGTAACGCGGACATCCAGACGCGATTTGATAGACATCGCAAGGATATGTACAAGCAATACCTTGAACAGACCTTTGTCAATGAGTTAAACGCACAAGGAGTACCCACTAACCTTCCTACTGAACAGCAGGATAACCCTGACGAGTATATGAGCATGGTACTTAGTAAGTATCGTGACTCTCGCGCTATCGTAGGACAGGAGGTATTGAACTACTTGTTTGACTGGTTATCATTAGAAGATAAGTTCCAACTTGGATTCCTTGATTGGTTGGTGACGGGTGAGGTGTACACATATAAGGATGTGTGTATGAACGATGTGGAGTATGATGTCGTTAGCCCGCTTGATATTGACTTTGAGAAGTCGCCTGACGTAGAGTTTATCGAGGATGCCGATTGGGTCGTGCGTCGTAAGATTATGAGTATCAACGATGTAGTAGATAAGTTCTACGATGTACTCTCCTCTGAAGATATTGATAGATTAGAACAGCCGTCTGGTAAGTACCGGGATGGCTACGGAGGCGTACAGTCACTCTTTATTAATAAGCCTGAAGATGACGAGAGCGACCGTATGGTTGAAGTCTTACACGTATGCTGGAAGAGTTTCGCACGTGTAGGTATCCTCAAGTACGTAGATGAGTTTGGTGTTGAGCAGGAGATGGTCGTAGATGAAATCTACAAGAAGGATGACGACGAGGATATCACCTTCTACTGGGTGAATGAGGTATGGGAAGGATACCAGATTGATGGCGACATCTATGTCCATATCAACCCCCACGGAGTGCAGCGCAACCAGATGAACAACATCTCGGATTGTAAACTCCCCTATAACGGACGTATCTACAGCAATAGACACTCAGATAATATTAGTATTGTATCTATCGGTCTTGCGTACCAAATCTTGTACAACGTATTCCATTATCGACTGGAATTATCCATTGCTAAAAACAAGGATAAGATTATGTTGATGGAAATCAATACGATACCAAAGGGTAACGGCTGGGATGAGGAGAAGTTTATGTACTACGCAGATGCTATGGGCTTTGCCTTTATCGATAGCACGACCGAGGGAAAGAATAGAGAGCGTGTAACCTTCAACCAATACCAAGTTCTCGATATGAGTCTTGGTCAATATATCGCTGCACAGTTCCAATTGCTGCAAGCTATCAAGCAGGAATGGGAAGAAAACGTAGGCATTACCCGCCAACGTAAGGGTACTGTGATGACAAGCGATGGAGTGGGTACTACAGAACGTGCAATCTTCCAGTCTTCGGTGATTTCAGAAGAGATGTTCCGTAGATACGAGACATTTATTGAGAGAGAGTATATGGGTCTGCTTGATGTAAGCAAGATTGCTTGGAGAGAGGGCAAGAAGATGACGTACGTGACAAGTGATTTGCGTACTGCACTGATTGAGGTAGATCCGTCCGAGTATCAGGAGGCAGAATATGGCGTATTCGTTAAAAATAGCAGTAAAGAGCAAGACAAATTGGGTCAAATGAAACAACTTGCCCTGACATTTGCTCAAAATGGACAGCAGCCTTCAACAATTGCACAGATTTTGGATGGTGCTAACTTCAGCGGCATTAAAAAGCTGCTCATGGAAGTTGAAGACAAACAACAAAAGATGCAAGAGGCCCAGCAACAGCAGGCCCAACAGATGGCGCAACAGCAATCACAAGCTGCTGCTCAGTTACAGCAAGAGAAGCAAGCGTTTGAAGCCCAACAGAACGAACTCGACCGCATTACTAAGCTTGAAGTTGAGAAAATAAGGTTAGCTGGTAACCTCAGTATGGATGCTGATGGCAATGGACGAAGAGATGAAATTGATAGACAACGCCTCGAAGTGGAACGCCAACGTGTAGAGGCTATGAAACAAAAAGGTTAATAGTATAAATGGGGACTTCTCACCAAGAAATCTTACATAAATTTTTGATATAACCGATAATTTTGCAAAATATGAGCGTAGAAAAACCACTGGATTTAAGCAAGGTTACTGTAGCTAATCTTCTTAATGATGATGCCCCTGCGAATGCGGGAGTACTCAATGAAAAGGCAGAAGTTGTTGAAACGACGGAGCCTGAGTCAGATGTTGAAGTAGAAGAAACCGTAGTAGAACCAGTTGTCGAGGAATCCTCGGTAACTGCAACAGAAGCTACGGATGAAGAACCTGGAGTAATTCAAATTCTAAAAGAAAAGTTAGGATATGAAATCGAAGGGGAGTTCAATGAGGATTACGATGGTATTGTAGAATTTACCCGTAATGCAGCAACGGAAATTGCTAAGGAACAGTTAGATACAATGTTCTCGCAGTTCCCTGACGTAGCAGAATACTTGCAGTATCGCTACAATGGTGGCGATCCTCGGCAGTACTTTCAAGCACATTCGCCTGAAGTAGACTACACAGCAGTTCAAATCAGCGAAGATAATTTGTCTGTACAAAGACACGTCGTTGAAAAATGGCTATCTTTGCAGGGGTTTGAGCCGCAAGAGATTCAAGAAACAGTACAAGAGTACCTCGACGCAGGTATCCTTGGTAAACAAGCTGAACGGAATCTTAAGAAGTTGCAAGACTATCAGACTGTACAAGCACAACAGGTAGTCGAACAGCAAAAGCTTCAAGCTCAACAACAGCAACAACAAGTACAGCAGCAATGGAACAATATCAAATCTACTATTGACAAAGGTGTCTTGCGTGGATTCAATGTTCCAGAGAGCGAAAAGAATAAGTTCTTTAATTGGATGAGTCAACCTGTCGATAACCAAGGACGCACGCAGCGTATGATGCAGCGTGAAGCTTTGGATATCGAAACACAGGTAGCATTAGAATATCTTCTGTACAAGAATTTTGACCTCAACAAACTCGTACAGTCTACTAAGAATACTGTTCAAGCCCAAAACTTGAAGCAGCGTTTACAACAGTCACAACCTGCAACAAAGCGTATGAAAGGAGGTGGAGCGGGGTACACGAAGCCAGTTGAATTACCCCCGTTAAATGAATTACTGTAAACCCTTTAATCTTTTTTTATAATGGCTGCTGATAACTTAAGAAAGCTTCGGCTTTATGAGGACGTATTCAATTCGTCCGCAATGACTGACGAGAACTCGTTGGCTAATGCTCTGCTTACCCAACCCGACGTTCTCTCTCCCGTTATTACCCACCTCGCTGGACAAGAGGATAAGCGTTTCCCGCTTTCTTTCTTGACGGAAGGTATGGGTGCTACTCAGTACATCAACGATATTGAGTACGATTACCCGGTGATGGGCCGCCTCAACAAGGCTCTCACCTGCACGACGCAAGCTGGTACGGGTGCTAACCACCAGCGTGTTATTTTGACGTTCCCTGAGCGTTGGTTCGTTCGCCAGTACATCATCGAGGATAGCGATGGTACGCAACTGCGTATTATGGATGACCCGAAGGCTGTTGCTGGTGGTTACGAGTACTCTTGCCAGTTGGTTGCTAGCGATGGTGCTGGTGTTGCAAGTGGTACGGCTCTTCAAAACAAGCAATTCGTCCAATTGTACGCTCCGGCTGCAATGAGCGGATCGCGTGGTAACGAGAGCCATTGGGTTGCTCCGTCCAAAATGCGGAACCAAATCTCTCTCATCCGTAAGTCTTACGCATACGAAGGCAATATGCCCGACCGTGTTGTGAACTTCCAATTCAATGTTGGTGGCCGTAGCACGAACTTGTGGTATGACTTCGAGGAGTACCAGCATATGCTCCGTTGGAAGGAAGAGACCGAATACGCTTTGTGGTACTCGCAATACAACCGCGATGCTAACGGTATTATCCACCTTAAGGATGATAACGGTAAGCCGATTTCGTTGGGTGCAGGTGTTCTGGAGCAAATCCCGAACGTCGATACCTACTCTACCTTGACGGCTGCCAAGCTGAAGGCTGTTGTCCGTGATGCCCTGTATGGTGCATCTGACGCTCAGAAGATGAACATCGTACTCTTCACGGGTATTGGTGGTCTCGAAGAGTTTGACAACGCTATGAAGCAGGAAGTCGGAAGCGGCAACTACATCAAGAACACGCCTGAGAATGCATTCGTCTCTGGTAGCGGTTCTAACTTGGTGATGGGTGGCTTCTTCACGACCTACCAGCACATCGATGGTCACACGATTACTGTTCGTCACTTGCCCTTGTTTGATCATGGCGCACGTGCTCTGAATGCTGATCGTCACCCGGTCACTGGTCTGCCGATGGAATCTTACCGTATGGTGTTCCTCGATATGAGCACGTACGACGGTGAGAAGAACATTAAGTACATCTCTCGTAAGGGCCGTGAGTTGGTCCGTTGGGCAGTTGCTGGTGCTACTGTTCCTCCGGGCTTTGCAGGTAACGCAACTCGCGCAAATGACGTTGACGGTGCTTCGGTTCACTTCATGAAGGAGTGTGGTATTGCGATTCGTCGCGCTACCAACTGCTTACACTTGGAGTGCATCAAGTCCTAATTGTTTGTTAGACAAAGGAGGGGGAGGTAAACGTGCCTCCCCCTTTTTTGTACAATCCAAATAGAAATTCACTAGTTAAACCTTATAGTTATGGCCTCACACATTGTAACACTCCAGCGTCGTTCGAACACTACGAACCTTCCGGACGATATTTACTTGGAGTCTAAGCGCAAAATCGGTTCGGTATTTACAGCGGGTGGAGACGTAGTACGCGGTCTCACTTTAGCTGAACAAAAAACATTACTCCCTGAAATTATTGGGGTAAGTCCAACGGATGTATCCTTTACTCGTGCAGCAAAGGATTACTACACCAACTTTAGTTTGGATGTACCCAAAGGGGGGTTGGATTTGGAGGTAGGTCTTGATGAAGATGGCACCCCATTGAATGTGCTTGACTTCATCAAGTATAAGTTCGCTTTAGCCCATCCCTTCGTAGCTAAAACCGAGGAAGAGATGAGTGGTTCTAAGCGTATCAAGTACTATCTTCAGGATCGCGGTAAGGAGCTTGTTGAAGCTTCACAAGAACTTCAGATTCGTAAGAAGGCTTACCGTGAGTTTATTAAAATCTCTGAAGACGAGAACAAGATGGATTTGGTTCTTCGTGTATACGGAGAGCGTCCAGATAAGATGGATGTAAAAGAAAAAGAGTTAACTTTGGAATCTATCCAAGAAGAGGATCCTGATCGGTTCTTGGAAGTAGCACTCGACAAAGACTTAGAATTAGTCTCTCTTATCAATGAGTGCTTAAGCAAAGAGATTCTGCGCAAAGTAGGTAATTCAATTTTAGACGCAGATGTAGTCTTAGGAGATAGTATGGAAGAAACTATTTTGTTCTTAAAAGACAAGAAGAACACCGGAACAGTTACCTCTATCAAAGCCCGAATAAAGGCTTACTCTTAATATGACTGTACAAGAGATGCACTATGCCGTAGACCAGTATCAGATCCTAAGCGTCTTGGCTATAGCAAGACTGTAAAGCGTCTGGATGATTTACGGATGATTACTACAATTGATTATGATGATGGTGTTGTGCCTAGTGCGCTCGTACAGTATATCGACTTCGATTTACCTGTAGATTACCGCTTCCTAATTAATGCACGTGTAGAGATGCATTTTAATGGATGTGGAGACCAAGTTACGACAGCCGACCCACTGGTTGTCAGGGACTTGCGTGTGGCAGAACAAGACAAAGTTTACTCTTTACAAGGCAGCCCGTTTAGCAAAAGCACAGCAGAGAATCCTCTTGGGTTTATGTACGATGAGAACATCAGAGTATTCCAAGACGGTAAAAAGTTTATATTAAAAAACATCTACATTGATTACCTCAGAATACCAAGACAAATTAGTTTATCTTTGTTGTCAGATTGCGAGTTAGCAGAGCATACGCACCAAGAAATCGTTGATATTACGGTGCGCAATATGGTTGAGGCAATTGAATCGCCTAGATACCAAACGAATACGATGGAGCAATCTCAATCTGAATAACGAAACCCTTTAATCTCAATAAAATGTCTTTTACAAAAACCGTGTTCGTCGTCAGACAGGGCGACGTGTTGGCAGGCTTTTACAATGTTGCTAAAGATGATGGCCGTTTCTGGTTTCAGAAGGAACTTGCCTCGGGCGTTCTTCAAACTGTTACTACTGCAGCCGCATTAGTTGCAGATACAAAATACCAATTTGCTACAGTTCATGCAGTAGCTGGCGGTCCTGATATTACTAAGTACTCGCCATTATTTACGAAGTCGCAGGTAAAAAAAGTTACTGCAAAGGCTTATGCTGCTGGAACGGCAGGTACGGCTGTTGTGACGATTGCAGGTACTGCTCCTTACATCAAGCTGATTGACATCACGGATGGTCGTGAGAAGTTTGCAATGGTTACGATTGAAGGAACCGCTGCACAAATCGAAGCTGGTATCGATGCTATCGGTGCAAAAGTTGGTACGCAGTTCTATGGAGTTAGTGCGTCAAATGCCGCAGGTGTTATCACGGTCACCTTCCCGCTGAACCGTCTTCTTAAGGTTGTTGCTAACGACGAGTCTAACCTTGGTGCTGTTACTGCTCCGGTTTACTCTGTTGGTACTGCTGCAGCTGTTTTAGCTGATGAGAAGTCTGCTCTTCCGTTTTTAGGTGTCACGAACATTGCTGGTCCGAACACCAAAATTCCGCCGTACACGGTGAATCCTGCGCATACTTACACTAAGTATACGGTTATGCTGGAGCAAGAAGTTGGATCTCAACTGCACACACACGAATTGGTCATTTATTCCAATACGAACGAAGCTGCTGCATTTGATACCATCATGGAGACCATCTTTGGCGTTACGCTTCCCTAATCTATTTAACTAATGGCTACAGGATACTGGAGGTTTATTCCTCAAAACGGCAACTTTACGTTGTATGACCATACTCCTATTGAAACAGATAGGACTAGCTTGGTTGTGC